GTGTGAATCAACCAACTCACCTGGTCCGTATACATTATAGAAACGAACTATTTCAGAATTAAGACCGAACACTCGTTTTTCCATTTTGACCCATACTTCTCCCATATATTTACTCATAGCATAAGGTGAAAGTTCTGGATTGTGGTGTTTAGATGAAGACCCGGCATAAATTAATTTACAACCATTTTTCACCGCATATTTAACTACTTGTTTGGTTCCATCAACATTCACTGAGAATGTTGTGTATGGGTTTTCAAATGATGGTTGAATCCTACTAAGTGCCGCTAAATGAAAGATGTATTGATAAGGTTTATCTTCAATATTTTCCATCGCCCTGATATCCCCACCTAAAAAATTACACCCTTCAGGTATCTTGGCTTCTTTACCAATCGAAAGGTTGTCAATTACATCAACATCATAACCCTTTTTAATCAACTCCAAGGTTAGTGAGTGTCCAATAAATCCACACCCGCCAGTGACCAATACCTTTTTCATTAGTTTTTCCAAATTGTTTCGTTTATGTTTTCTTTGTGTCCAATGAATCTCGCCAAGACAAAAAAGTAATCACTCAATCTGTTAAGATACATTGAAATTGGATGGAGTTTGATAAAGTTATCCAATACTTTACAATCCAAAACTTCAATCTCAGCCCTTCTCGCAATTGTTCTACAAATATGTGCGGTTGAAACAGCTCTACTCCCTTTGGGTAATATAAAATTTTTCAAATCAGGTAATTCTTTATTCATACCATCCATGGCGTCCTCAAGAAACTTGATATCATCTTGTGTGACCTCAGTTAGAGGAGTATCGTTATCATTAATAATCATTGAACCCGCATTAAAAAGATTCCATTGAATTATTTCGAAAATTCCATTAACGTCAAAAATCTCACTCCTGAGTAATCCCACGAATGAGTTAAGTTCATCTAACGAACCCACAGCCTTGATTTCTTGAATTGTTTTAGGAACTCTTCTTCCTGACAACAGACTTGTTGTCCCGTCATCACCTTTTTTTGTGTATACTTTGTTTGCCATACACAAATAATATAAAATTATTCTGGAGTTTCAACTGATTGCTTAGATTGTGCAATCTTTTCTAACAATTTCTTTCTGAATTCCTCGGACAACATCTTTAAAAACTTGATGTAAGGCGCATCTTCTCTTTCAGGGTCGTATTTGTAAGAACCTGAAGGAGGTCTTTTACTTCTTCCAAGATAGTTAAGACCTGAGATGTTTGTAATACACTTGTGTCCTCCTGATTGAGATTGAATCAAATCCCACGCATTGATTCCAATCTTATCCAACATTTGTCTATGTTCTTCAGAAAGTTCTGTAAATGGAACATCCATCATATCTTTGATGTGTTCGAGAGCTTTCTCACCTCCATCCATCATCATAAACTTCCCACCATAAAGAGCATCAAAATCTTTAAACGTGAACCCCACACTTTCGGGACCGACTGAAGTTTCGCTAATCCATTTAATAGTCGATAACGGTATTTTCTTTTCTTTGAGTTGAGATTCCCATTTCCCGAGAACTTCTTGGGCGATTTCCCCAAGGTTAACACCTTTAAGCTCCCTCTCCTTTTTGAACGGATTACAAGAAACTTGTAATAGTCCAAGCGGCCATGCCATGATAAGAAAGTCTGCCTCAGGATTATTTCTAAATGGGGTATACCTATCATATGACCCAGGTTTAAACATACTACCTCCACCGTATTGGAAAATAACATTGTCGCTGACTTTCGGAAAGTCCTTCATTGCTTGCGCGTATTCTTCTGCATTTTTTTGTAATTCTTGTGGTTTAGGTGAATTTGCGGCTTTCATCCAAGATTTTATATTTGTTAATATTGAAAGTAATGATGGCTCTGAGTCCATAACTAAACCTTCCAAAAAACCTGGTTTGTTTTTGAACGCTAATAGTAATTTGTTAATTACGAAACCCAATAGAAGTTTGTTCCTTTGTAATGAAGTTTCTTTGTCGAATCTGTAAAGATAGTTTACAACCTCCTCAGGTGTTATACCATGTTTTGCGAAGTCCGCTGAGTCTACAGTATTGATTAACAAGATATCTGAGCTAGGAAATAAATCTTTTGGTGAAACAACTTGTGATATTGTTTCAACATTTGAACGGGCTTGTCTGAATGATTTCGATGTTTCTTTCTCAGCACCAACTTGTTTGTCGTGGTGGTCTGTATGAATCTTGAACATCGGTTTTCCGTGCGCAAAATCAACAAGAACAGGCATCACATCACCTTCAGCATCATTCTTTTTAACGGCAAATTCTTTGTCACCATATTGGATGATATGTGCTCCCACAACATCAATACCATTGCTTTCGAGGTATTTCTTCATAGCAATGGCTGTGGTAACACCATCCAAGTCTTGGTGAAAATAGATTTCGGCCTTGGGATATCTCTTCCTCAAAGCCGAAATGTCTCTTATACCCGTTTCCTTAATTAATTTTTTCATTTAGAAGAATGAATACCACTTCGGTTTGTAGGACATCCAAATTTTATACCATTCGGGTTTTTTTGCTTTTAATGCATTTTCTGTATCTTCACCCCAAGTTCCATCGGTTGGAATAACACCCAACATGTCTTGAAGTTTCATAATTGCCCTTTCTGTCTCAGAATTACGTCCTGTTTTACCATCCTCAACTAATTTAGCATTCAAAATTCTTTTATCGTTCAAGAATTGTTGAACTGCTTTAGTGTGTTTTCTTTCCTCACTTTCTTCCTTCATAACTCTCTTAACAATCTTTGTTAAGTCAGCCTCTGTGAGTCTAATTACTTTTCCCATATTAATATTTTAAAGTTAGTAAGTATTTTGATTTATTTATAAGACCCAACATTTCATCTCTTAAATTAAGTAGGTCAGTGTCATATCTACCATCTAATTGGTCACTCATACCAACTAAGAATTCTGTAATTCCATCCATAAAATTTTGAATACTCATTGATGAAATATCTTGAAACATTAAACCGAATTCAGGTTCAAATTCAGGTCTACCATATTTACCCATCATAGTTTCTGTAAACTCATCGATAAGGGCACCTAAACCATCATATATCTCACCGTAAAGTCTATGTTTAGCATCTCCAAAAGTTTGCCAATGTAAAAATTTCCATTGTAATTGGATTTGCACTAATTTTTTTATTAATTCTTCTTTCATTAGATTGTTTCTATATAAATATGTTGACAATAAAAAAAGGGGTTAATTAACCCCTTCTTCAAAATTTAATTTAGATTGTTTCTTTTTGTCTACGAAATGTTGAACTCTATCTTTTGCAACTTTCGTATAATTCTCACTCAATTCAACCCCAATCCATCTTCTTCCACTAATCTCCGCAGCACATATACTTGTTCCACTTCCTGTGAATGGGTCAAGGACGATATCATTCCTGTAAGTTAAGATTTTAATCGCCTTCATTGGAATATCCATTGAGAAGGTTGCCTTGGTCATCTGCTTTGTATCTGCAAAATAATCCCACTGACCGTAAACCAACTCCATAAATTCTTTTTTGTGTTCCTCTTGGTACACTGTTTTCTTTTTTGTTGTTCCATCCTCTTGTGCAACATCTATAACCTCACCAACCCACTCAGGTTCTCCCTTTATTTTCTTAATGTGAGTCTTTTTATACGCCAACAACACACATTCTTTTGGGTTGTAGATATACGGTGCAGATGGTGACATCCAAGAACCCCAAGCAGTTGTTTTACTTCTATGTGGAGAATCTTCTTCCAAATCAACAATACCATAGAACTTATAACCAATACTCTTCATCACTTGCCAAAGTTCAGACACCATTAGTATTCTTCCACCTTTGTCTTGTCTATTGATTTCATAAGGAATATTCAAAGCAATTCTACCATCATCTTTTAACACTCGATATGCTTCTCTTAACCAACTAGCACTGAACAATTTGTATTGCTCAAATTCTATGTCATCGTTGAATGTGTCGTATGCAATTCCAACACCATATGGTGGTGAAGTAACAATTAAATCCACAGAAGATTCAGGCATCTTTGCCATCACCTCAATACAATCACCATTTATTATGGTATTAACAATTTCTTCTATTTTCATAATTTTATTTTACTATTACTACATCTCCTTTCCAAATTACTTCATTAGCCAAACAACTCACATGATGTTTATCAACTTGTTCCGCCCTTATAGTATCCCAAACTTTATCTCGAGTTGTATGAACAGGTATTTCAAAAATAATGTTTGAACAAAGGTGTTCCATGTCATCAACTATGATTCTCCAAAACATGTGATTATCATCACACAAGGTATTCCATCTCACTTTAACATCTATCATAATTTTCCCTCTTGTTTTAATTGTTCCCTAATTTTAGTTGCAGATATTTCACTGACTTCTTGTGGTGGTATGTGTTCAATGATATCATAACCCACACCTCGTCCGAAGTTTACTGATTCTATATCAGGGATTTTGATAATTTCAACTCTTCCCTCACTAATTAAATCCAACAATTCAACAACTATATTTGAATGTACTTGTTCGGTAGTAAATGGATTTTTCTCGTCAGGTTGAACATCTCTAATACAAATCAAAACATTTTTACCCTCATTAAGTCTTTGGTCAATCAACCATCTGTGACCTTTGTGCCAAGGTTGCCATCTACCAATAAACATCGAATATTGTTTACCTGAACTATTCTTTAGTTTCGGGTCTCCTTCTACGTGAATTTTTTCCATTAGAATATTAATTTTTCTCTGATTTCCTGAAGACTTTCGAATTCAGGTTTATTTGTTGTGTCAATGTCTATGAAATTTTCTAAAGGTGGTTCATAGTTTTGAACATGATAATTTTCTCTACCTCTAATATCTGTGGTATGAATATAAAGTTCAATTATACCCTCTCCTAATTTTTCTTTAAAAGATTCTCTTTGATCTCTATAAGGTGATACTAATGAAACTAAAACATTCTTACCTTTATTATGAAGAAAATGTGCAATGTTCTGAGCCAGTTCAATATTCTTTCTTCGACCAGCCTCACTATAATCTTTATTCTCAAAGATTTCTCTAATATCATCACCGTCAACCAATATTGCATCTCCTTGTAACGCTGATATCATCCAATTTGCTAGTGTTGTTTTACCAGATCCAGGTTGTCCTGTTAACCAATATATCATTTTTCTAAATTTTTAATTTTACGATCCAAATAAAAGGCAGCCTTTTTCAAGTCTTCGAGTTCTTTGGTATCATCTTTCTTACCCGCTCTTGCAACATATTTTACTACATTGAAGAGATACGCATCTAAGTCTAATCCCCACGCCTCGCAAACTTTTATTACCTCGTATGGATTATCCGCTCCACCATAGTGAGCAGGTCCGTTTACCATTTCTTTACTCATTTTTTCCCCATTTTTTTTCCATGTAATCAATGTAATCTTGTGTCCTATTACCATTGTATAAGAAGTATACAAAATAATAATCCCAAATCCAGTCTAATTTTTTTAATAACTTTTTCATTACTTAGATTTCTTTTCTGGTTTGGAACCTTTCTTGTACGGTTTCTTGTCTACTTGATCGGTCGGATGATCGGTTACTTCTTCAGTTGTTTTTTCAACAGCTTTCTTACCTCTTGATGACTTCCATTCAGATTTAGCCACGTAAGCCCAATACCCTGTTTTAACTTTTGATTCTGCGTCGATGTCGTCAATTCTTACAATTTGTCCGACTTCGGTGTTCTTTGTTGGTTTGATTGATTTAATACACTTCATAGTTTACCTCCATGTTTTTTTTTAGTTAATTTGCCAATTATTATAAGGAATCATTGTTCTCGGATGATACTCGAAAAATGATTCGTGTAAGTAAGTATCGTTATTTTCTTGCTTATTATCAAGGTACGCTCCCCAAAAAGATAATGTTGAATTCGATAAAATATGTTTATCACATCTTGCCATCATAAACATTGAGGTATGCGGATCTTCGTCTACAAAAGTAACATCAGATTTTGGAATATCCAGTATATCTAAAAGTTCTTTTCCTTTATCTTGATTATCTGTAAAAACTAAAATGTGATGACCGTATCTAATTTTATTTAACACACTTTTATACCATTCGATCGGAGGTACAACGGGTTGAATGAAATCATTATCATTACCTAATCTAAGGTGTAAAGATATAGTTTGA